ATGGCAACTTTTAAAGCGGTCGTTTTGGCCGGGAATTCGCACATAAAATCAGACGGAACAAAAAATATCAAGATCCGTATATATCATAACAAGGCATCGCAGTATATCTCTACTCCTTATTATATACAGGAGGATTACCTGGGTAAAGATGGAGTGATCACCTCCGGATACCGGGATGCAGATCTACTCAACTACGAACTCGGCAACCTGATTCAGAAATATCGTGGTGTCTGTATTAAGCTAGGTACCGAGCGAGTGTCACGCATGAGCTGTATAGAGGTCAAGGAGCAGATAACAGCAGCCATGGAGCCGGAGTATGAGTTTATAGACTTTATTGCCTTTAGTAATACCATTATAGATAAAACAGATAAAGATGCCACCCGAGAATGGTATCAAACTGCTTTGAGTTCCTTGTGTTGGTTCTATAATCGGAAAAAGATTGATATCCGAGATGTTACGGCTCAACGGTTGAACGAATTTAAGCAGCAGCTATCAATTTCCGGCCAGAAAGGAAAACCGCTTTCTCCCGGCGGTATCAGTAACTATCTCCGGGCGATCCGGTCACTATTGAATAAAGCTAAGGCATATTACAATAATGAGGACTATGATATCATACGGATACCGAATGACCCATTTTCAAAGGTGAAAGTACCCAAGTATCGCCGGGAGCGCAAAACGATCTCCGCTGAAGATATTATCCGGATTCGGGACGGGCATTTTTCCACCGAGCGGGCGAATATGGCTCGTGATGTCTTTATGATCATGTTTTACATGATGGGGATAAACGTAAAAGATTTGTACCAGATGCGAGGAACTAAAAGAGGCCGGCTTGAATATGAACGGAGTAAAACCGAAACGGAAGATAATGTATACCGGTTCCCGTTGTCGATCAGGATAGAACCGGAACTGGAGCCTCTTATTAAGCAGTATAGTGATATCGCTTTCCTGTCGTATTTCCGCAGACAGTACTGTAATCACAAAAACTTTATGAAGGCAGTCAACAAAGGCCTGGAACAAATCGCAGATGAATTAAACCTACATTGTAAGTTAACAACGAACTGGATTCGTCACAGCTGGGCAAGCATTGCCAGGAATAAAGCCGACGTACCCAAAGCAGATGTGGACTTCTGCCTCGGACATGTAAACAATGATTATAAGATGGCTGATATTTATATAGAGATCGATTACTCCATATTTGACAAATCAAACCGAGCGGTTTTGGATTACCTCAAAAAAATATCTCAAAAAAAACAGGCAAAATGTTTGCAGGTATAAAAAAGCTCCCTATATTTGCAGCAGAGAATTCGAGTTGGATTTTAGACGAAAGTTTGAAGTCCAACTTTTTGTGTTTATACACTTTGCTTCTTTCTTTCCCGTAAACACCCAATAAATAACGACTTACCTGGTGCCTGCATAAAATTTGGCACTATGACAATATCAATCTCAAAAACATCGCTGCTGAACAAATTGCAGCTTTTATCGAAGATTATTTCTTCGAAACCATCACTGCCGATCCTGGGCAATTATCTTTTTGAAACAAAAGAAGGTCGGCTGTTTCTTACTGCATCAAATAGTGAAGGGCGAATAATGACAAGCCTGGAATGTATTTCTGACGAAGACATGTCTGTATGTGTTCCGACTGCAATTTTAGATGGATTAAAAACTCTTCCGGAGCAACCGCTAAACATTTACATAAATCCGAATAATAAAGAGATCCTGATAAAATATAGCGGAGGCAAATTTGAATTTATGGGCTATGAGACAGTATCCTATCCCAGCAAGAAAGAGTTTGAAACGTCAGATTGTATCAATACGACTGCCGAGGAATTTTATAACGGAATAGCTAAGGTCGTCAATCTGGCAGCAGAAGACGAACTCCGTCCTGTAATGAGTACTGTGCATATTGAGGCTTCTCCCAAAGCTCTAACCTTTGTTGGCACAGACGGACATGGTTTAGGGTCTTTCTCCTGTAAAAAAGAGTCTTGTATCAATAAAGTTTCGGTTATTATAAGCCGGCCTATGGCATCAATACTGAAAGGTATTGTACCAGCTTCCCCGGATGATCTGCAAATAAAGGTGGGTACCGACTGGTCTGTTGTCACGGTAAGTGACTTTGAGATTTCGTTCCGAAACGTTGAAGGCCGATATCCTAACTGGAAAGCTGTTATTCCTCATAATAATCCCCTGGAGCTTGTGGTAGATACAAAGCAGTTGATAGGAGCAATTAAACGTACGACTGTTTTTTCAAATAAATCAACATGCCTTATATTATTTAAAGCTGATTATGACCGACTTGTTGTATCGGCAAATGATCTTGATTATTCTACTTCAGCAGAAGAGATACTATCCGCAGAATTCAAAGACGATGAATTTAAGATAGGAGTAAAAGGTTCGCTTATTTTAGAGATGCTCTCCTGCATCGACGATGAACGTACCAAACTAACATTCAGTCAACCTAATTCTGCTATTCTGATAATGCCAGAAAAACAGCAGGAAGGCCAAGAGCTCACCTATTTATTAATGCCCATGACAATTCAATAATTAATACCATGACAGATATGTTTTTTTTCAAAGAAATTTCAGGCCTGGTTACAGCCGGTGTAGAATTGAATGTAACTATAAAAAGAAGTGGTGAGAACCTTATTGTAAGTGTGCTCCCAAAAGTAACAGACCTAAAAGATGAAGCAGCTAAAAAACTGGTGCCTTTGGTTGTATCCGGAACACCAGACGAACTAGATAAAGAATTTTCAGCTGCGATATCCACTCCGGTTCAATCGGCAACGGGGCTATTAACAAACATGAAAGAGTTTGAGGTGTCTCAAGTAGAAGCTCAAGTTAAAAGCAAGGCGGCTGAAGCCAATAAAAAGAAGTATGATCAGCTTGTCAAAAAGGCAGATGATTTTGAAAAGGGGGGTAAATTGAATAATGCAATAGCTTGTCTCAAACAAGCAAAAGTGTTCGCTCCAGATAAACAGGCTACTCAGAAAAAGATAGATAAGCTTCAGGCGAAAGCCGGTGCAGGTTCTTTATTTGAGGAAGAGGATCTTCTGAATAATTATCTGGAAGAGTTGCCCGAAGAAGAAACGGAAGATATAAACGATAAAGAAGAGGAGGACGAATAATGGCACTAAATGTTACAACACTTCCACGTGTGTTCCAGTATGGTTCGTTGAATTTGACAGATCCGGACCGGAGCCTATCTCCGGAAGAAGTTATGAGTTTTTATAGCAATACCTATCCTGCATTGACTACCAGCAATGTTTTTGGACCGGAAATCAAGAATGACAAATGTGTGTATGAGTTTAAAACAAGCGTTGGCACCAAGGGATGAAGACATGCAAGAAACAAAGGAACATACAAGAGTTTCATGCCGTACTCGGTCCGGTTCTTTTAAAAGAACAAGATCGTTCAAATATTGTACACGGAAGAACAGAGCGTCTGAAAAGACGCTTGCCTCCGTCAATAGCGCAGGAAATGATTATCTAAAGCAGACTTTTGAAAAGGTTCTTGCCTCTGAGGTGGGGTGTACTTTAGAAGCCTACGTAAATCCTGAAGCAAAAGATGCTACATATCTTTATGAGTCTGTGTCGAATTATTTTCGTCTGATGGGTAAACCTCTTGATATAATCCCGACTGGTTATTTTGAGTTGGATGCCTTCAATCTTTATCATGTACTCAGAAAAAATATTCCGGAAACGATTGGTATCAACTTCGAAGAGTGGGGAGGTAAGTTCTCTGTAATTTTATTTGATGATAATATAAAATTTCCAGATTACACTTTATTCTATATACCGGTATGTGGAATTGAGAATATGAACGAACAGTTACGTACGGTATTCCTTCGTTTTCTGTCATTTATTCGTCAGACACAGAAGATCGATATTCCAAGTGATAATCGAGATTTTGATTATATGGTGACAGAATATGGTGATGAGTACGAAGAAGATATGGAGCAGGAAATGCGGGATATGTGTAAACGATATGATACCGGAGACATAAAATTAATAATGGATGATATATCCAATACGAAAATTATTGAGTCTGATCTTGAATCAGAACTTAATAAATTGCTTGTAGAAGATACTAATCATGCAGATGAAGGACTGATCTCAGTTATGATTGCAGGGGTAAGACTACTTCGACAGGATTGTATATTCAATTATGATTATTATCCGGGCTCTAACGAATATGATGATTATGATGGCCATGAAGGAGTGATAGATTTTGATCGTAGCTTCTGCTTTTGCTGGGGAGATGATGATAATGATCCTGTTGTGCAAATGGTTATAGAATTCTATAATATGGAACAACAAGAATTAGCGACCTATGGTCCAACTGCACATGTAGCATTAACACCAAATACTAATCGTCTGTTTGAAAAATCAGATTTCCCGACGAGGTTTGGTGTTTGGTATATGGATTTTTATGGAGAACTGGAAAAATATATAAATGATGGAGCAAGTAATGAATAATACAACAAAAGAGATCCTGACTGAGCTCTTGCCCGAAATGGCTATTATAGTATATAAAAACAATAATAAGTACTACCTCGAACGAAGGGATATAATAAACGGCAAGATGGCCTCTGGTGTGCCGTTGACAGAGAAATGTTTAACAGACATATTTGATGTGATATCTTCAGAAGGTTCAGACATTTTACATGGAGCTGTGCCGGAAAATTTACTTTTTGCGGATGGTCGATGTGGACGTGAAAAATACGTCTGGTATAACAAACCGGAGAAACGGAATCTACTATTTAGTAAAGGTGCCGGGATACCTGATGGTCAGATGTGGGTTCCAGGGCTTGTGTATGTGGCTTCGGCAAGTTCCTTATCTGTATTTGCATTTAAAGGGAGTAAACCTAAAAACAATCTATTTAGAGCTCCATTTTTCAATATCTATGATGATGGGAAGGTTTGTCTTGGCTCGGCGAAGGTCGATAAGCCGTATGAGTTGACATTTGAAAGTGTTATGCGGTACTGGGAAAAGATGTTCTGGGCATCAGAATTTGCACATTTACTTGGCGGTAACCCTGTAAAGGGAAATCTTTCGACGATTACAAAAAACTGTATCAGTACCGGGTGTAAATTTCCGGATAGTGAATTGATACCAGTCAAACAAAAGCTGAAATCATTAATTGGAGGTCTATAATATGAAGAAAGTACATTTTACAGATAAGTATATACTAAATCCTACGCATCCAATAACAATTAATCTTGTTGGTGTCGGAGGGACAGGATCACAGGTGTTGACTTCTTTAGCACGAATCAATCACGCGTTGATCGCTCTCGGGCACCCAGGGTTGCATATAGCTGCTTACGACCCTGACGAAGTAACACAGGCTAATATAGGTAGGCAACAATTTAGTATGGTAGATCTTGGCTTAAATAAGGCAACAGTCCTTGTTACCCGAGTGAATCGCTTTTTTGGATTCGACTGGGAGGCCTTTCCTTCTTTATACAGATACAAGCAGCCGGCGAATATAATGATTAGCTGTGTAGATAGTGTCAAGTCTCGTTTGGTGATTGCCGATGCTATTGATAAACGGGCTAACGGTGTGGATTATCAGAGAATGATGTACTGGATTGACTTCGGAAACGGGATCAACCATGGTCAGGTTGTACTCGGTACCCTGGAATGTATTGAACAGCCTAAATCGAAACAATTTGAGACTGTACCCGAAATGAAAGTGGTAACGGAATTATTTGATCTTTCTCAAGTTGACGAGGCCGATTCTGGACCAAGTTGTTCCTTGCCCGAAGCTTTAAGGAAGCAGGATATGTTTATTAACTCAACTCTTGCTCAGTTGGGCTGTGCCCTGCTGTGGAAACTACTAAGTACCGGAAGTATCGACTATCAAGGATTGTTCCTTAATCTTGATACGATGAAGGTAAATCCGATTAAGTTATAACGCTATGGCAAGACCCGTTAAACAAGGACTTGAATATTTCTCTTTCGATACCGATTTCTTTTCGGATAGAAAGGTCAGAAGAATAATGAGCGCATGTGGACCAAATTCGGCTTCAATCCTTATTTGCCTGCTGTGTAATATCTATAAAGATAAAGGGTATTACATTGGGTGGGACAAAGAATTACCTTTTGATATTGCTGACATTGTTGGGGTATCCGAGGGTTCGGTAGAAGAAGTGATAAAAAAAGGACTACAGGTTGATTTCTTCAATCAAGAACTATTTGAAAAGTATAGTATTCTTACTTCAAACGGGATTCAAAAGAGATTTAAAAGTAGCACTTTAAAAAGAAAGGATATTGAAATTAACGACGATTATTGGGTTTTTGCCGTCAATAACTCGGTTAATGCCGGAAATATACCGGAAGAAACTCCATTATTGCCACCAGAAAGTACACAAAAAGAAAAGAAAGGAAAAGAAAAAAAAAGAAAAGAAAGTATACCCCCTAAATCCCCCGAGGGGGAGTCTGACAAAATCGACTATCAGAAGTTAGTTGATTATTTCAATAGGACCTTTGCCGGAAAATTGCCAACTGTAACGCAGTTGACTGATAAACGCAAAGCTGCTATTAAGGCTCGAATGGCAAATCATGGTAAAGATGCAATATTTAAAATGCTTCTTAATGCCGCTAAAAGTCCTTTTCTGATGGGGGAAAATAATCAGAACTGGCGTGCAGACTTTGATTGGATATTCAAGCCTACAAACTTTGTGAAAATTTTAGAAGGAAATTATTTAAAACGAGAAGATGATGGACAAACAACTAGCAATGCAACTCCTGGCCAGAATAGATCCAGAAAAGGATCCTCTTCCAATGGAACTGATGCCGAAAACAAAAGACGCGAGCGTGAGTATCTTGGGCGTCTTGCCGATGCCATACTACAGGAGTCTGCGGCCAAAAACAGTCAATGATGTGCTCGATAGCCCCTGTTGTTCAATTTCAGTTATGAATAAAGAATTTGGCGAAGAGCATCTTCGGGCTTTCATGGTAAAAATACTAAATGAAGTAATTGATTATTTCAGCGTAGGCAAATCTATTGGTGCTGTTCAGGTTGCTCAAGTGGCCGATTTGATTATCGAGGAATATTATTTCTTTAAGCCTGATGATTTTAAACTTTGTTTTAATCGCGCAAAGAAAGGTATTTATGGGAAAGTCTTTGACCGAATAGATGGTCAAGTATTATTCGAATGGCTGAGTGCATACCGTAAAGAACGATGTGGTGAAGCAGAGCAGCAGAGCATTAATGGCGCTTTCCAATTTAGAACACCTGAGGGGGAGCGAACATCTTCATTACTTGAAAAAGCGGAGCACGATTTTAAGAAGTATGATTTTGAACGTAAATACAAAGTTGAATAATGAAAGCGATAAGTATAAGGCAACCGTGGGCTAGCCTAATTGCTCATGGTATAAAAGACATCGAGAACAGATCCTGGAGAACAAATTACCGGGGACGTGTCCTGATCCATGCTGGCGTCAGCAAAAAAGAAGGTTGGCGTTTGAATGATTTACAAAGAGTCCATTTGTGGCGATCAGGCAATGCTCTCTACAATACTGATTTTGACAAATTGCCTTTTGGCTCCATTATCGGTAGTGTGGATATAGTAGACTGCGTACAGAATCACTCTTCTATTTGGGCTGAGAAAGGAGTCTGGAACTGGGTGCTGGCTAATCCAGTCCTATATCAGGCACCGATACCAGCTAAAGGGAAACTTTCTCTTTGGGAGTTCGAAGGCCTCAAAGAAGTAAAAATTAAGTGTCCGGAGTGTGGAAGTATTGAAACTGCTGTAGAGAACCATCTTACAGAACCATTCTCTACGTATGTACATACATGCTGTAAGTGTGAGTATATTATTCTGGAAAGTGAGTGGAATGTGATTAAAATAGATAAAAGTTATGAGTGATATAGATATTTCAACCCCGAATACAGCATTCGGAAATCTGCAAGACGGTTCGATACTACTGTTTCAGAAAAACTCAGACGGTACATTTTCACCGTTAGCATTGAATCGCAGCTTGGCGGAAATAGTTCAGCAGATATTAGTCAAATTCAGCGAAGAAACGCCTCTTGCTGTTGTTAGAGAAGTAAAATTGAAGCAATTATAAAAAAACTTGAACCTAATGCTGTATAGGTAAGCGTAATAAATTATGAAATATGGAATTTTAGATTTTATAGACGAGTCCCTTAGTGAACTTTCAAACAAAGAACAACGAAATCTACTCAAAGAATTGTCAAGTGAAATAGATTCACGGCTTCAAAATGTTGGCGAAGAAAAGGACGATAAAGACGAATTTGAGGAAGAGTAACAACATTGCCATACGGTGGTTGAATGTCTGCCGTATGGCTCAACATTAAAAATAAGTGAAGATGGAAGATGATAAACTGGACGAACTGGCAAAGGCGTTTCTACAAAACGTATATATATGGGAATTACTTGGTGAGGCAGGAACACTCCGTCTTGGCAGGGATGAATTAATAGTATTGATACGAGAATCACACAAATTTATATCTAAATATAACTGAATATGGATAAGATAGTTCAATTAAGCGAATACGAATACAACAAACTTTCAGCTTTGGCAAAGTTAAACGAAAGCCAGATTGAAGAAAAGGCGTTGGATATGTATAAAATAAAAGGTGTTGCTGGGTTAAAGATAACGATTAAGATGGATACGGATGAATATAGCTTTGAGCATCACTTTGATTGTTCTACATTTATTTGGTATAAGGATGAAAAATTTTTTATCTCCGAAGAGTTGAGAAGGCGATTGGAGGAACATATAAACGAGAGGGTTTTTGATGTAATAGTACAGAAATATGGAGAACCTATTAAATGGTTTAATAGATTATCTAAAGAGCTACGTGATCTTAGCTTTGTAAAGTATATCATTTGGACAATTGCTATTTCCGGATGGGCTGCGTTTGCTGGATGTTTATGTAAAATTCTAAACTAAAAAATATCTGAAATGTCAATATACAATAAATACTTAGGGATGGCTTTAGGACTAGCCGCCTTATCACAAGGAGATAAATTATTTTCTGCCGGTTATTCTTTGGATAAGCCTTATTTTAATCCAAATTATCGTAGACCTTCTGAAAATAAAGAACTCAGGGAGTTTAATATGAAAGGAAAGAAGATAATGGCATATTCAAAGAAGGATGCAATTAAAAGATTAAAACATAAAAAGAAATGAGTCAAATAATAATAGCATGGTTCAGTTGTGGTATAACATCGGCTGTCGCTTGTAAAATAGCTTTACAGACGTACAAAGATGTAGTCCTATACTATACAGACACTGGCTCACAGGAAGAAGATAGTCTACGCTTTCTTCATGATTGTGAGCAATGGTTTGGGCAAAAAATCAACATTGTCCGGAGCAAGGAATATACCAACCATTTCGATGTGATTGAAAAGAAAGGGCTAATCAGTAAGCACAATTACTATCCGTGTACCTTCGAACTAAAAAAACGGCTTCGATACCAAATCGAAGATGACTTGAAATATTGGGATGGTCAAGTATGGGGATTTGATATATCGGAAACCAATCGGGCACAACGAATGATTGAGCAATACCCGAACATGAAGCCATTGTTCCCATTAATCGACAATCAACTATCAAAGGCTAATTGTGCCTGCTTACTTGCAAAAGAAGGAATAGAACTACCTCGAATGTATAAGATGGGATATCACAATAACAACTGCATCGGTTGCATCCGCGGCGGAATGGGTTACTGGAATAAGATTCGTATTGATTTCCCGGAAGATTTTGAACGTATGGCAAAATTGGAACGTGTTGTCGGGCATTCTTGCCTGAAAGAAAGAATCGGTAATGAAACAAAGGCTTTATTTCTCGACGAGCTTTCACCTGACCGTGGCGATTTCCCTACTGAGATAATGCCGGAATGTGGATTGTTTTGTGAATTAGAATTTATGAATTAGCGTAAAACTAAAAAATAAGGAGCTATCTGTTGTTTTCAGATAGCTCTACTTTAAGATTATTTGTTATGTCCTGGAGCGTGTCGCTTAGCTGATTTTTCACCAGTGATCTTTTTTGCTTGTCCCGGAGGAATCGTTTTTACCTTGTTTGGTTTATGGTTCACGTGAACACGAGTAGCACAAGATGAGAAACTAATTCCCATAGCGACAATGAAACTAGCCAGTAGATATTTTGTTTTCATAAAAAATTATTGAAATTAAACTTGATGCAAATATATAACAATCCTAAGGACTAAATAGATTAATGGATATTTCAAATCACGAAATAAGTGAGCTAAGAAAGTCCTCAGTGAGTGATCCTGGGGACTTTCTCATATCCTTTATATCTTATATGAAACTAAGATATGAAAACGCAAAAATGTATAGCCTGTGGCCGGGAAACGGTTTCTGTGATCAAAACTGAAGAAGGGCATATCTGTTATAATTGCTACTCTGATAAAAAGAACCCTCCAAAACAAAAGCAACATCATGACAATGAAGAAGCCCGGATTCAGACGGAGTTCTTTGATAAAGTTCCTTTGTTCTTTCCAAGCCTTCCGGACCGGCTTCTTTTCGCAGTACCGAATGGCGGCAGCCGGCACAGGATAGAAGCGGCCAATATGAAACGCCAGGGCGTCAAGCGTGGCGTGGCCGATGTAATCCTTCAGATACCGAAAAAAGGATATGCTTCCCTTTGTCTCGAGTTTAAAACGTCGAAGGGGAAACAGTCCGCCGAACAGAAGGAATACCAGCGCCAGGTTGAGATGGCTGGGAGCAAATATGTAATTGTTCGGAGTGTGGAGCAGGCTATCCGAGTTATGCAGCTGTATTTATTATGATTCTCGTCTATAGATTGAAATTTAAATCTTGATTGTTTGTTTAAATCATAGTAAATAGTATCTTTACGCAAATAAATTTAAATCTAAACGATATGGCAAAACGTGACAACACTATGAAATCGCTTAAAGTAAAAGTGATAAATTTAGTATTATATCCAGAAGAAGCTCAAAAAACGGAAAATTACATTGAATATTTTAGAAAAATATTTGATGATAAAGTTACAATAAACACCTATGGGGATAGATATACTCGAATCCAAACTTATTATACATTAGATGACGGAGCTGTTATTCATGGAGTATTTGCTAATGCCGCATTTTTCGATCCAAAAGATCCAGCATTAGATAGTGATACAAATGAGATTGTTCCTTCAGGAGCTGATCCAAAGAAAGGTTTAGGATTAAAAACTTGGGAGTATTATTTTTTCCCTAAATATCATCGTCTTATCTTCTTAGATAAGGAAACATCTGGTTCTCAGATATTAGATTTCCTGCAACGTGCATTTAATAATTATTTGGATACTGAGGAATATGCTATTAATTTGGAAAAGGACCGTGAAGTTATAAGTCGTATTTTGAAATCAACGACTCTTTCTCATCTGAAGGTCTTTGTTTCTTATTCAAATAATGATAATTACGGGGGATGGAAGCAAATGATTGATAATCAGTTGAAAAAAGGGCGTCCTAAAAGAGCTGTGTTGGATCTGTCTGGTTCCAAAAAAATACCTATTGACGTGACTCAGAGTGAAATGATACAAGGATTCGTTGAGTTGAGTGCTTCTAATGGTCATGCAGAAGCCTCAGAAATAAATCAAAATGGTAAGATTATTCCAGTTAATACACAAGATCATCCAATGGTGAAAATTATAGAATTTCTAGAGAGTCCAATTTCTGCAATGAAACATCTTGTGAAACAATTGGCAGGATTTGAAGAAGAATCGTCGGATTAAATGTTATATATTAAAAGAAACTGATTTATGAAGACTATTTATGATCCAGGATGGGGAGTTGTTTGGAAAATTTATTCCAAAGAGAACTTAAAAAAATCTATTTGGTTACCGCTGGCTTTAACGGTAGTCTCTTTTGTTATTTGTTTCTTTTCGGGAAAAGCATCTTTAGATTTAATTGAATATGTTGCTTCGACAATTCTATCTGTAGGTCCAAATATGCTTGGGTTTACTTTGTCAGGCTATGCTTTAATGATGGGATTGAGCAATTCAGAGTTTATTCAAGGATTGATTAATTTCAAGGAAGAAGGTAAAGACTATTCTTTATTTCAGTCTTTGAATACAATATTTGCAGTTGTTTTGGGGATGATGTTTTTGACAACCATCGTAGGGGCATTTGTCTGTATTGTTGTGAAAGCAGAAATATCGCTACCTGAAGATTGGAGCAGTTTTACAAATGCATACAATTGGGTGTGTTTATTTGTTCTGATGTTTTTGATGTATTATACGATTAATGCAATAAAAGATGTTGTAATCAATATCTTTAATTTTGGTCAGTATGTGCAAGTATATGCAGAAGAACTAGAAGAAGATGAACAAAAAAAATAAGGCTCCGAATAGGAGTCTTATTTTGTCTTTTGGTATAAATTAGCATCATGAGCTCCCTTACCGACTTTCTTTATTCGACCAGTTTTCTCTAATTTGTTTGAAATAGTCCATCCTACAGTTGCTGAATTTATGTTAGGATCTTGTTTTTGTGCAGCTCTATTTATATCCCCCTTTGTGAAAATTTGACCGACGGATATAAGTATTTCAAAGGCATTGAGAATAGTTTCTGTTTTTGTCATATCATTTATGTGGGTTAAAAAAATAGTAATGACATAAATGGTAACTAGTAGCAATAGTTCTCTTACGAATTTTTTCATGGTTTCCAATATATCCATAGTTTTTTAGTCACACGATCTAATCGTGGCAACGGGTTTGTAGCAGTATCTTGGTTAATAGAATCTCTCTATTATATTTTAGAATAAAAACTATGGCCGAATTAAAGTATGATCCCCGAAATTATCGTATTCACACAGACAAGAACAAACGTCTGATCCGGAAGAGTCTCGAAGAGTGTGGAGCCGGTCGTTCTATTTTGTTTGATAATGATGATTGTCTGATTGCCGGGAACGGTGTTTATGAGCAGGCACAGGCTCTCGGCCTGAAGGTTCGTATCATTGAGTCGGACGGAACAGAACTGATCGCTATTAAGCGTACAGACCTCTCAACTGAGGACGCCCGGCGTAAGGCGCTTGCCCTAGCCGATAACTACACCTCTGACACGTCTGTTTTTGACTTTGACGCGATCGTTGAAGATTTCGGAGCTGATGAACTGGACGCCTGGGAATTTAAAGTCGATGATCTGAATATTGATGATATCTCCGTCAACGATGTGAAGCCGGACAAGGGGCGTGTGGGCAGCCTGAAAGAACGTTTCATTATTCCGCCTTTCTCTATACTTGATTATAAACTCGGAAACTGGCAAGACCGAAAACGTGCCTGGCTAGATCTAGGTATAAAGAGTGACGATGGTCGGGAGAAGGAAATCACATTTAACCGATCTGCTCAGCCGCCACGGGTCTATGAAGCTAGGAACCTGATTCGTGAGAAAACTGGTGTCGATCCGTCGTGGGACGAATTGCAGAAGTATTGCCAGGATCATGGTATCCCGTTTATGGACGGAACGTCGATCTTTGATCCGGTACTGTGCGAGCTGGCCTACCGGTGGTTTAATGTGCCGAATGGGAATATTATGGACCCGTTTGCCGGTGGATCTGTTCGGGGAATTGTTGCCGCTAGACTAGGGTATCATTATTACGGGGTTGACCTACGTTCAGAACAGATAAAGGCCAACTATGAGAATGCTGCACAGATATGTCCTCCATTTAAAGAAGAAGAGTGTCCTGTTTGGGTATGCGGTGATAGTTGTGAAATAGATATGCATTTGGCAGGATTGAAGGCTGACCTTATTTTTAGTTGTCCTCCGTATGCGGATCTGGAAGTATACAGTGAGAATCCAGCTGATCTATCAACAATGGATTACATCGAATTCCTTGCTGCGTATAAGAAGATTATCAGGAAAAGCTGTTCTATGCTGAAGAGTGATCGGTTTGCTGTGTTTGTTGTCGGTGAGGTTCGTGATAAATTTGGCGTGTACCGGAGCTTTGTCCCTGATACGATCGCCGCGTTCCAGGAAGCCGGCTTGCATTATTACAATGAGATGATACTGGTTAATAACATAGGTAGTCTGGCAATGAGAGCCGGGAAGCAGTTTAGTAATAGCCGTAAGATTGGTAAGCAGCATCAAAATGTACTAGTATTCTATAAAGGGGATCTGAGCAAAATAAAGGAAAATTTTCCTGAACTTGATTTCTCGGATGATGATTTGTTCAAAGAAGAGTAATAACTTTGGCGATAAACTATAAAAGGAGAATCGCCATGAAAATAAAACAGTGTATGATATATCGTGAGGTACTTGCCAAAAGATTGGAGCGTAAGAAGGAACAATTAAATCAATTGGAGGGAGTTATTGATGGTGGTGGATTAGCTACAGCGGTCGACAAGCGAAAATATATAGAATTAAAGGCCATAGTAAATGAACTGGAGAACTGTCTTGATATGGCAGACTCTATGTTTAAGTTTAATAAAGAAGAAACAGAAGAATAGTATTTTATGGCAAAGTATAGTCGGCAGTTGGTTGATCGGATTTGTTCTCTCATTCGGGAGGATAGCTATACTATTGCCGAAATCTGCGATTTGGTCGGTATTCACAAAGATACATACCATACTTGGATAAAAACAAAATCCGACTTTTCCGACTCTATAAAAAAGGCAGAAGATGACCGTATGCAGTTCTTTGTTGCAGAAGCACAGAAATCCCTTTTGAAGAAAATTCAAGGGTATGATGTTGAAGAGTCGAAAACAGTATATGTAGATAGTGGGAAACCGATCATTGATGAAACAGGTAAAGAGAAGCAGAAACCAAAGATTAAAGAAAAAACGATAGTCAAGAAGCATATACAACCAGATACTGCTGCGATCATTTTTACTCTGACAAATGGAAATCCGGAACGTTGGAAGAATAGACAGGATACTAATTTTAATAGTAATACGCCTGTTAGTAAGTTTGAAGGAATGACAGACGAACAATTAGAGGATTTTATCAATGGAGAAAAACAGAAGAGAGATATTGTTGTTGATGGCGGAAGCAGCGGATGTGCTAAGACGCCGGAAGGCGAAAAATGATTTTTGGTCATACTGCTTGTATTATGATCCGAAATTCTTCGCGAAACGTCTGTTCTTGAAGGAAGTGGCAGATGCTTTCACGAGAGTATATGAATCGTATGTATCAGGTGTGATCCGCCGGCTTGCTGTATCCATGCCTCCGCGTGCCGGGAAATCTTATATTTCTTCTTTGTTCATATCGTGGATGCTGGGGCACTTTCCGGAGGAGTCGGTTATGCGTAACTGCTGCTCCGATACCCTGTATAATAAGCTATCCTATGATACGCGCGATATTGTCCGGTCGTCCCGCTTTAAAGAAGTCTTTCCCGATGTAAAGCTACGAGGTGATAAGCAAAACGTTCACGGTTGGAGCTTGGACGCTGCTCGGCAGGTTAGTTACTTCGGTGCCGGTGTAGGTGGTACGGTGATCGGCTTCGGTGCTTCTATGCTGGCCATGACCGACGACTTGTATAAGAGTCTGGAAGATGCACTATCCGATACAAACAATGAGAAGGTCTGGTCTTGGAAGCAGGGAACACACGACTCCCGTATTGAAGGTAACTGCTGCTCGATCGATATCGGTACACGCTGGTCGGCCACGGACGTGCTCGGCCGTATGGAAGAAATGGGGAAGTATGACGAAATTATTCGTATCTCTGCCCTGGATGAAAACGACGAATCATTCTGCGAGGACGTACATACGACGGAATACTACCTGGAGCTGCGGGAAGAGACAGAAGATATGATCTGGTGTGCTGAGTATATGCAGGATCCGATCGAAGCGATAGGTTTGTTATTCCCAAAATCAGAACTCAACCGGTTCAAGCTGGCGGATATTGAAGGTAAGCAACCGGATGGCGTTATCGGTGCCTGTGACGTGGCTGATGAAGGAGACGATAATTTCTCTGCTCCATTCGGTAAAGTATTTGGTGAAAAGATATTCATTACAGATGTTGTATTTACGAAGGATGCTGTTGAGATTACTCAGCCACGCTTGGCACAAACAATACTTGATACTGGTTGTGATCAGATGCGTATTGAATCAAACAATGGTGGTCGTATTTTCTCTATTGCTGTACGAAAGGAAGTTGTAGCAAAGAGAGGGAAATGCTTAATTCAAGCACGGCCAACAACGCAACACAAAGAAACTCGCATCCTGATGAAATCCGGATGGATAAAAAAGCATTTGTATTTTCTTGCTGAAGGAGAATACAAGAAAGGGTCTGATTATGATCGATTTATGAAAGGTCTTACCTCATATAAAAAAGAAGGTGGCAATAAACATGATGATGCGCCTGATGGAACGACAATCTTGGCCGAATTTGCTGAATCGATAGGTTTATCCATAAAAAAACGTACAATAAAAACCACAAAAGCTTTAATTGTACGTTAACTATGGGAAAACCTGAAACCAATATTCCCAATTAAATATCGGTTTCAGGTTTTGGTAGTTTACGCTGTACATGAGTTACATCATTATATGAAATCCATAACTCATTATATAATCCCATCTCAGGTGTAGCTAATAATAGCTTACTACTATTATTTTTCTCTTTTACAATCCAATAAACATCTTGGTTACTGTCCAAATATTTATTTTTCCAATATATAGAATCTCCTTCTTGGATATCCTCAAAGCTACATTTGAATATATTATCTACCATATCTTAAATATAAATTATGAAATGTAAAATAAACCAAACGCAAATGTAGCTCAAATATATTAGAAAATAAATAGGTGTGTTTATATTTTATCAGAAATGTATAAAGTATGCCTGATATAGCAACCATTTTACAAGAGCCTGAATTTAAGAAAGTCATTGATGTCTTGTGCCAGGATACGATTGAAGGTCGGGAGCAAGAAGCTTACATCAAAGAGTATAAAGGAGAGCGTACCCGTCGGGAAACATCGGTGGGGAAACGTGAAGATAAACCCATTGATCTCTATTCAGATACGGAGTTTGAAGAGAATGAGGACGGAGAATCAGTCCCCAAGAAGATCGGTACCGATACTATTCCCGTAGCTCGTATCAATACCAATATCCCAAAGAAGATAGTACGAACTGCCGTCGCTTTCCTGTTTGGTGGGGATATGAATATCTCTTTCATGGAGGATAATGACGGTACCGAATATTTCCGAACGATGGTAGAAAAGAAATTGAAGATGAAAGCAACCTTCAAAGAGTTCGCCCGTACGGTAATGATTGAAACCAAAGCAGCATTACTATTCTACCCAAAAGAAGTAGTTACGGCTACCGGATCTGCCATAGAGCTTCGTGTTCGTTTGCTCAGTCTGAAGAATGGAGAGTTTTATCCACATTTCGACGATTTTGGGGATATGGACGCATTTACTCGGAAGTATAAGGCTATCAATCCTGAAGATGGAAAGGAGCATGATTATGTGTGGATACAGACTGCAGACCAAAATATTACCTCTGTGGATATAGATGGTACGTGGGTGACAATCAAGGAGCCGAACCTGTTTGGTAAGATCGCTGTGGTATATGCCGAACAGGAGTTGCCGGAATGGGAGGATATTGTGTCAGCTTTGGATGCAGTAGAGATGCGTATTTCTCGCTTATGTGACACTAATGATTATTTCTCTGAGCCTATCTTGAAAAGTTACGGGGCGACCACACTTCCGAGCAAAAAGACCGTGGGTAAGCAGATAGAGTTTGAGGTTAAAGTGGATCCAGATACTCAAAAGGAATATCATGGTGACGCTGATTACCTGACTTGGCAACAATCAGTAGAATCTATTAAGTTAGAGTTGGATACAAATATCAATGAGGTGTTCTCCGGGACTTCTACCCCAAACTTATCTTTTGAAAATCTGAAAAATGTGGGCAATATCACAGGTATAGGTATGAAGTTTATGTTCATGGATGCTTTCATCAAAGCGATGGAGAAAATGGAAATATTCGAACCGGCCGTTCAGCGTGCTGCTCATGTTATCATTGCTGGTATTACAAAGATATGCGATCCAACCATGGCACGACATTTTGAGGACAATGATGTCGAGATCACTTTTGGCTCTGTTCTTCCGGATGATTTGCGTGAAGAGATGGAAGTATTATCTATCGCCAACGGGAACAAACCGATCAATAGCCGTAAGACGGTCACTGCACGTTCTCGTTTCACCAAGGATGTAGACGAAGAGATACAACAGATGCAAGCAGAAGATAGAGAAGAGGCATCGAATAATAATCCGCTGGGTAGCACTTTTATGTAAACTATCATGCCTGAGCTATCATTTTACGAGCGACAACATATCCAAAAAATACTGATCCAGCAGGGAGCGATAGGAAATATATTCAATCAGTTCTCTCATGAGATATCTGGGTATCTACGAAAGTGGACTGAAACTGGCAAGCTGAATGTGTGGGTGCGTAATTCTTCAGTTGAAAAAGGTATTGATCGCTCTTTATTGAATCTGCAGAAAAGTCTTCTTGATAATATTCAGTCTTTTGGTGTTGACGCCTGGCAGCGGGGACAGGTGAAGAATGACGATCTTGTAGAGCGTTATATCAAAGGAATGTCGATCAGCTCTGTTGTAAAAGATGGCATGTTTTACCGAAACAGAGAAGCATTGAAGGCTTTCCAGAACCGCGTAGACAATGGAATCACCCTTTCGGATCGAGTATGGAATATAGTCGATATTACAAAGGATCAGATAGTGTTGTTTCTTGGAAGTGGTTTATCTGTTGGCCGGGCAGCTGGAGAGATCAGTAGTGATATAAGGCAGCTTCTAAAGAATCCGGAAAAACGCTTTCGGCGTGTGCGCGATAAGAATGGCAAGCTGCAACTATCTACACCCATGAAAGATTACCATCCTGGACAAGGTGTGTATCGAAGTAGTTACATGAATGCTCTTCGTTTGTCGGCTACCAATACAAATATGAATTATCGTAAGGCAGACCATGACCGGTGGCAGAAAATGGACTTTGTTCTTGGCATAGAGGTTAAGCGATCTGCGAATAATCACGGTCCGTGTAAGATTTGTGATGCGATGGTTGGAAAATATCCGAAGGATTATGTGTTTGTTGGAAATCATCCTTTTTGTATTTGTTTCTGTGTCCCCATCATGATGGACCACGATGATTTTGCAGATTATTTATTAGACGATACCATTCCACAGGGTAAGGTAATCACTCATATACCAGCAGGCGCAAAGAATTTTATCAATAATAATTATGAGGCTGTAAAAAATTCTTATACTGTCAAAAACAATAAAAAATACTTTGAGGATAAACCAATACCAGTTAGCAGTGGATTGACTCAGGCATCAAAAGAGCAGGTTAAAAAGCAGCGTACTGAGATAAAAGAATGGGCGAAAAGTAATCTGGTAGGCAAATCATCTTTCGCGAGCAACTTGAGCGGCCCTATAGAGTTCACTATGACCGGAATAAAGGAGGCGCTTAATCAACCTCATAAGGATCAAACGGCGAAGAATGAAGCCTTGAGGCGTATTGACAAGCTAATTAGCGACGGGCAGTATGTAAAGTTCGCTCCGGATGAAAAAGACAATGCTATGGTTGTGGGCTACCATTATATAGAGATTGACATAGCTGGTGGCAAATCTTATGCTGTTATCAGGGAAATGAGAGATGGAAGATCCATGTTCTATTCGATAGTGGAAAAGATAAAAGGGAAGTAAAGAACTTGACAAAGGATGTGCAATCCAATACAGTCTTCTTTAAATCCCTTTTATTACTACAAATATAAATAGTTTTTTTTGATTATGCGGAAATAAAAGAAAAAAATGTTTCCACACTTATATTTTAAACAGAAAACATTAATGGTATGACAATTTTACAATTAATCATTGCTGCATGTGTAGCAGCTGGTGTTCCAGAAAAATTTGCGGAGCGTATTCAGAAAACATTCAAGATCGAGAAAGAGGAAAGTATCGAAGGATGTGTGGTATTATTCAAGGAAAATATTCTGCCTGCCATTTCGGAAGCAGAGCAAGCAGCGCAAGCGGATGCTAAGGCTGCGGCAATTGTTGAATATGAGAAAAATCATGGTTTGAAGGACGGTAAACCTATCCAGAATCCTAATCCTACACCTCCTAACCCCGCTATTCCTGATCTGTCTAAGCTTTCCCCTGAATTGCAGGCATATTTTAGCACTCAGCAAAAACAGATTGGAGATTTGACCGATCTAGTCAAAGGGTTAGCGATCAGTCAGCAGAAAAATCAAAAAATGGAGCTGGTAAGGGCAAAGATGAAGGGGAAGATTGATGATGATTTTATTGATGACTATATCGGTCGTGTGAATCTCGATGCAGAGAATTTAGATACAGAAGTGGAAGCGCAGGTTAAATCGTATGGCGATATGGCGAAGAAATTCATCACTAAAGCTGTAGCTGAAGGTAACTATATTCCAGCCGCTGGTGGTGTATCTGACAGTGAATTTGATAGCTTTTTGAGTTCCGGCAATGAAGATGCTCCGGCGTTCAAGGGTAGAGAATTATAAATCTTTAATATTTTTAAGTATGAATAATTACAGCACGAAGAAAGAGTATCAGTACATGCCCTTTATCATAAGGGAGCTGGAAGATAAAGCCGGTGGTGGTTCAATCGCAATGGCTGATTTGGATAAATCGGTTTCAGACAGCGTTGCTCCGGGATTCTTTGTTGGTCGGGACACGAAAGGTCTGTATCATTTGTTAGTCGCAGCTGTTCTGTTTGCCAATGCCGCAGCCGATGCTACATCTTACCAAGTGAAAAAGAATTCTCAATTTAAGGTTGGTCAATTTGTAACCAGTGGCGATGTCGTAGGGGTAAAGGCTTATGCAATTACTGCGATTGACAGAAGTAATCCTCAGTACGATGTGATCACTGTTGGAACATCTTTAGGTAAAGCCTTATCGGAAGGAAAGACACTGCACCAGGTAAAAGCGGAAGATGCTGCCGGTGGTAAAAGTGAATTGCTGTATGCTCCTTACGGGGTAGCTAAAAATGAGATCGATCTGACTAAGAGCCATGCTGAAACAGGCATTTCGCTCCGTGGTTCTTATAATGTGGCAAATATGGCTTACGGTGCACCGAAGGTATTCCGTGATGCGTTGCCGATGATGCGATTTGAAGATTAATATTTAATACGAAAAGTATATGGAAAGAAGTTTATTGAAAGAACTTACGGATAAGCGCTTGAAGGCTTATCTGAAGAAAAAAGAAGGTGTTCCTCGTTATTGGCCGACCTTGTTTCCGTTGGATTACAGCGATGAGCTTACATGGGAAGCCCTGGCTGCTGAATCCGGGAACACGATTGTAGCAGATGTTATCTCTTATGATTCTGCTGCTCCGGAAAAAGGTCGTAAGGTGATCGGAAAGGCTAGTGGGGAAATTGCGAAGATGGCTGTTAAACGCACTATGCGTGAAAAAGATTTTCTGACCTACAAACGTCTGAGCAAGGGAGTTCAAGGGGATGCAGAGAAGCAGAAGATCCTTCATCTTGTGTTTGGTGATGTTGATTTTGTTGTGGATGCCATCGATGGCCGATGTGAACATCTAGCTTTGCAGGCAGCCTCTACTGGGCGTATTTCGTTGAATGCGGAGAACAACAACGGTATTGTAACCGAGACGGATGTAGACCTGGGTATTCCAAAAGAAAATAAATTGTGCGCAAGCAAATTGTTGACGAATGAAGACTTTGATATTTTCGCTGAAGCCAAAAGGGTTAAGACTGCATCAAAGAAGACCGGTAAGGTGAAATATATGTTCATGGACGAAGCCACATTCGACGCGATTGCTGAAACAAAGAAAGTGAAGGAGGCTTACGGCTATTTGTTGACCAGCACTCACGGAACCTATGAAGGCGATCTATTCCTGGAAGACTTGAACAAGCTGCTTACAAAGAAAAGGTTACCGACTATTATCCTGATTGAAGATTCCGACCTGTCATTTGAGGACGAGGATCATGTTCGCACAGAATTGGAAGGTTGGAAACCCGGTTACATCACATTTGCTATTGACAAGAAGTTCGGCCGTATGCAGCACGGTCCAATTGCCGAGGAAGATGCAGAATCTGTAAAGAAATACGCAATTCAGGCCAAGAAAGGTCATGTGCTTGTTACAAAATGGTCAGATGTTGATCCGGTTTGTGAAAAGACAAAAGGTGAAGCCCACTGTTTTACGGTAATTGATAACCCTGGTACGTTCTACATCTTGAACACAAACAGCACAAGCAAATTTATTTAAGATGGCGACTGTCCGGGATACCATATTAGCTTTTCCTGCATTGGATGAATGCGAGGAATATCTTGAAAAGGTTGTACTTCCTAACCGCTCCTTGGATGGGGCGGTGGAGTACACACCTTCTAAAGATATGAAATCAGTTAATTTAGCCGCTGCAGACATGTATGCTATGATTGGCAATAATCCAGACTTTACCGAAAACAAACTGTCTGTTACCTGGAGCAGCGTTGACTTTCTAAAAGTTGCAGCCAGGTTGTATCGGCAGAATGGTGAGCCGGAAAAAGCCGAAGAACTGCAGCCGAAGAAAAGGCCGATTCGTTTAACCGGAAGAGCGAAGTATACGTCATGAAGCGATATTCACATACGGCAATAGTAACGGTTTCTACCGGTTCCCTTATTAAAGGAGAATGGGTGGCCGGAGAACCTCAGGAGATCGAGGTCAAAGGTCAGTATTTCCCATCTAGCAGTGGTCAACAGGTAAAACAGAATGCCGATGGAAAAGAGTTTATCGTACATGGAGAGTTTTCGACAAAGGCTCGTCCAGTGTCGGATGCAAATCATATCCGGATCGATAGTATCGGTTTAGATGTCGATATCATCTGTTGGGAGCCGTTTCAGTCTCATTCTGTAATCTACGTGTAGCATGGCAAAGAAAGGCGGATTAACACCTCTATGGTCTGATAAAGAAGTCGAACGTTGGTTCAATTATCATATTGATCGGGCAGAAGAGAAGATGTATATATTGATGCAACGAGCTGGTGAGGAGTTTGTCAAGATTGCCCGCGAAAAGGGTAAGTATAATGATCATACAGGTAATCTTCGCTCTTCCGTAGGCTATGTGATTGTAGCGAATGGTAAAGTTTTATCTGAAAACTTCGAATTGTCAGATAAAGGGACAGACAAAGTAACCGGTAAACAGAGAGCTAAGCGCCTAACCGGTGAATTGGCTACACTTTATAACAAAGGCTTTGTCCTGATCGGTGTTGCGGGCATGAAATATGCTGTAATCGTTGAAGCGATGGAAAATAAGGACGTTATCTCTTCGGCAGCCGATCATGCGGAAGACTGGATCAGAAAACAAAGTAAAACCCTGTTTGATAAATTAGCGGAAAAAGGATATTAATATGGCGGATCAGTTTGATATAGTTGATATTGTTTATGATGCGGTTGAACCGGCCAGTACCGGCTTTATCCTGTATAAGGATCGATCTGCTGATGGTGAGACAAAGAACCATATCACAGTCCGGATGTTACCGCTGAATGAAACAGAGGTCGTCAATAAGGGGGTGGTCAATATCAACATATTTGTGAAGAATCAATCGAAAGGTAAACCTGATCGTCAGTTAATGAAAGGAACGGTACGAAATATAAAGTCTGCGCTACGAAACATCAAGCCTCCTTTCGGCATGTATTGGAAATCCCGGATCGTCTGGTCTGAATCTCTTGGCGAAGCAAAAGAAGGCTTCGATTGTACGAATATAAGATTTGAAGTAATTACGGAAATTGATTAATAATATGGAAAGAAGTTTAGCATTAGATATTGACTATCTAGGAGTTGCAGAACCAGGTGATGGTGTAGCAGGAACAGAGTATACTCAGTATCCCGAAATTGATACTGTGACTTTCAACTTCTCAGAACCTAAAGAAATTAGCTTTACGGCTATGGGGAGAGAAGACCCGTGGGCGGTCGTGTCAAAGAAGGGGGATCCTTCAAGTATCGAATATACCATTCCTTCTCCTACTGCAGAAGAGCTTAAGGCTCATTGTGGGGGAACGGTAACTGGAGATAAATGGGAAGCACCTGTTTCAACACCTACAATTATAAAGACGATTAAATTACAGAGTTCTCCGTATAATGGTAAGTATACAGAGTATGTATTCGTCAAGGCTTCTATTGCTGGTCGTTTGAGTCAGGCTCCAGGAAAAGAAGAGACTGATTTACTGCTGGTGAAAGCTACCATTATGACCCCTGTTTCTGCTGCTGGTGTTCGATCTGCGCCTTACTGCCGTGAAGTAAAACCAGTTACGGCTCCGGTTCCTCCATCAGAGAGCTGAATGGCTAAAGCAGTAGTCAAACGTAAATCAAGAAAAGCTCGGGGATAACCTCGGGCTTTTATATTTTAAAGGAAAAATATGAGTGTAAAACAAGTACTTCAGATTGAAAGTAATGTGGTAACGGATCAGCCGGTTAAGATTCCCTTTGAGTTCACCCGGTTAGATCTGTTACCGGAAGGGAAAAAACTAGGGGATAGCATAGTTATTACTCCGCTTACGGTTCGTTCTTGGTTCCGGATAAAACCGCTTTTACTGTATATTGATAAGCAAGACCGGGAAATACTGACGGCCAATAAGGATACAGGCTTTAAGAATGAGATCGCCGACCTGATGGCAAAGTACGATGAGATAATCTTTGAGATCGTCTGCCTCGGCATTCACAACAAAAGAGGAAATATGCCGGCTTGGTTCCGGGAGGTTTTAAAAGATAATTGCACCTGGGAGGATATCTATATCCTTCTTAATGCGATCCTGTTCCGGATCGGTTGCAACCCTTTTTCTCGTACTATCACAGCGCTGGAAGCTGTAAGCCCGCTAGACGAAGAGGAGTTAATAGCCCTTCAAAAGAACAACGAGACCTGGAAGAACCGGAACCGCAAAGCAGCTTCATGCTCCTAGTTTCCTGCAATGAGGCATTTGGCTATACACATGATCAAACACTTGATAGTAGCATGGTTCTTATCCTGGCAATGCTTCGCGAACATGGATACATAGTCAATGAACGAAATAAAACTTTATACAAAGACGACGAGAGTGAAGATGATGATTCCGGAGAATGGGTTGAAGTAACAGACTTTGATACCGGTCAAAAGAAAAAGGTCAGGAAAATGAAATCGATATAGTATATATTAGAATAGAGTAGATAAGTTTTGTCATAGTGATGAATTTTGAATTTTGGCAAAAAAGCCCGGCGGACTGTGAAGTTGGCCGGGCTTTTGTATTAGATATTGTCTAGGATGAAATCTGCTGGGATTCCGAAACAATCACGTAAGCGTTTTGCGATGTTCAGGTTAAGCGCACGTTTACCGTTCAATAATTCGCTTACCCTGGACTCTGATATACCGAGCATTTTTGCGGCTTCTTTTTGTTTGATCTTTTTATCTATCATCTGCTTTTTTATCTCGTCTGTTATCAGTGAGGAGACTTTACCGGGCAGTGGATGATAAGCGGCTTCCCATTCATGGATCGCATCGGTAAGACGGATAAATTCGTCTTTGTCCGACTGTGATAAAAGTTCCATATCGCCAAGCTTAGTCCCTTTCGCAATAATCACCTCCATCGCTTCTTTATGTTCTCTATACTGAGCATCGTTTTTAATAATCATACGCCCTCCTTATTAAATAGTTTTTACATCAATTTTATCATATTCCGGATGAGTACCGATAAAGCGGATAACCATGCGGCCAGCGAAAAACGTAACAACAGCTACAATCCGATAATTATTACCTTTGATGTTAAATACATATCGGCTGTTACCTACATAATCGGCGGAAAGAAAATCATTTTTCAAGTCAGAGTGGCTTTTCCAATCAGCAGCCTCACATATTTGTATCCATTTCTGGATTGCCTTGTCTGCATCAGCATGCTTGCGGATGAACTTTTCTAGCTTTTCTGAATCAATGATTTTCATATTTCTGTTGTTTGTTTCTCTTTGATGCAAAGATATAATATAATTCCCAAATGTGGAAGTTTATTTGTTCGAAATTTTTATTGATCTGTTTATATTTTACTATAAACATGTCTATGGGTATAGTAAACAGGGACGGAGCTTTATACATGGCTACCGGTGTTGATAACTCCGGTTTGTACGCTGGTCGCCGGGAGGCAATGGGGATAATTAAGGCGATGGCCGGACAGATTACATCGTTCGATGTCTTTTCCGGCATTGGGATTAGTGCTGCAACAGCGTTCGCCAGTGCTGCTAAGAGCTCTTATGACTTCGAAAAAGAGTTTCAAAAAAACATACTGGAAGTGGCGACGATCTCTACGCAGGTAGAAGGCAGTATGACTGACTTTATGAACCGGGTAATGGCAATTACTCAGGAAATACCGGTCAAGGCTCCTGAAGCAGCAAAAGCACTATATCAGATCGTTTCGGCTGGGCATGATGGGGCAGACGGAATAAATGTGCTCGAGGTGGCAGCTAGATCTGCAATTGGAGGTATGACAGATACGGCTACGGCGGCCGATGCTATTACTACCCTTATTAATGCCTACAAATTGAGTGCATCGGATGCCGAGAGAGTTTCGGATCAACTTTTCACGACTGCTCGACTGGGTAAGACAACATTCGGAGAGCTGGGACAATCTATTGCACAGGTTGCACCAATTGCGGCCAGCTACGGCGTTGAAATGGACCAGGTGTTGGCCGCTGTTGCTACGCTTACTAAATCTGGTACTCCGACGGCACAAGCTATGACACAGATACGGGCTTCGATAATAGGAGCATCTAAAGTGTTAGGTGATGGTGCATTCAATACACGCACATTTCAGGAAGGACTAGCGGAGATTGCGGCTAGAGCTGGCGGTTCAGAGTCTAAACTACGTGAACTAATTCCGGAGGTCGAAGCTGTGAATGGAGTTCTTGGCTTAACAGGGATCAAGGCCCAGGATGCGGCGGAACATCTTAAGGCAATGAATGATTCGACTGGTGCCACTTCTGCAGCATTTGAACTCATGATGAATGATGTTGATAAGCAAATGACTCTTTTATCAAATAATATTCAGGCCGCTCTTCGTCCAATGGGACAAGCAATATTGAAAGAAGTTTCAGAGGTTGCCACAGCATTTAATGAAGCATTTGAGAATGGTGATGTTGAGCGTGCTATCAAATCTCTTGGTGATTTAATAGTAATAGTTACAGGTGCTTTTATCGGTTATAAAGGAGCTGTAACGGCTTCTACTGTTGCTCAGAATATCCATACAAAAGCATTGGTTGTTAGTCGGCTGGCTTCAATACAGCATATAACGACGAGTAAATTGATGACAAATGCCATTAAAGCACAGACTGTCGCTTTGTTAAAAAATATAGCAGCTTTGGCTACAAATCCCTATGTTTTAGCAGCTGCCGCAGTTGCAGCATTAGGATACGGATTGTATAAATATGCAACACAGGCGACTGCCGCAGAAAAAGCTACTGCAGCACATAATAAGCGAGTTAAAGAACTCAGTGAGTGGGCAGATAAGACAAAAGAGAGCGTGGACGGTATGCTCTCCTCTTTGAAAGATGAAAATGTTCTTATGTCAAAGAAGGTTGAAATTTACAGAAACCTTCAATCTCTTTATCCGGATGAACTAAAAAATATTTCCCTTCAGAACTTTCTTTTGATGGATTCGGTGCAGGCAAATAATTTATTAGCGAAAGCACTCGATGATAGGATTAAAGCTCAGCAGCGAGCGGATGTTAATGCTATTGAAGCTGAAATGAAAACCAATGATTCACGAATAGCTACATTGGATAGCAAGAGTGGAATGGATACATCTATAGGAGAGTGGTTTGAATTGCGCCGTTTGAAGTCGAGAAATGAACAATTGAAAATAGAATATGAGAAGGCAAAAGATATAGTAATTCAGGGTGTGAAGGATGAGACGGCGGCAAGGAAGGCCGCAGAGGATTTGAATAATGACAATGAAAAAGGAGAAACTGTCCTCCAGCGAAAAATCGCTCTTACTAAAGAATTGTCAGATGCTGAAGTCAATTTAAAAAAACTCCGTGCGCCAGATTCTACCGCAAAAAACAGCGAGATAAAAACGGCAGAAGATAAGGTCAAGGAGATAAAAGGTAAGCTGGAGGCTTTGACAGGCATATCGGGTAAGAAAGGTGGCAAATTGAAACAAGCTCAAGCGGACCTTGCTCGCTCTATCCTCGACAATGAGTTAAAACTACAGGCCGATCGTATTGCCATAATGAAAGATGGCAAGGACAAACGAGTGCTGTTAGCCGATCAGGAATATAAAGAAACCATTGCCGCTATCCAGAAAGAGAAAGAAGAATATCAAAAGAAAATCAAAGAAGCCAAAGGTAAGGAAGATCCTGCTGTCCTTTCTACTTTTACCGATCGTGAAAACTCTGCTAAAGATAAGCGAAACAACGATGTTGCCAATATCGCAAAGGATTATTCCGACCAACTGAAATCAATCCAAAACGATGTTGATTCTCATTTCCGGAGCCAACTGGATAATCGTTTGATTGAGATCGATAGCTACTACAAAGAGCAGATCAAAATAGCCAAGGAAGCCGGCGAAGAAGAGGAAGGGGACTTTATCCAGATGCTTATCAGAAAGCAGCAGGCGGAAAGGGAATACGCCCGGAAAGAATCAGCTTTGTCTACAGTCGATTTTAAGGAACAGGTAGACCTCGGCCATCTTGAAAACAAGTCCAATGACACCTACTTTGTCGAAGAGACCGAACGACAGAAAACAGAAATTGTACGCAAATATGCCCAAGAACGTATAACCATCCTCGATAGTATGGGGGATGAGCAGTCCAAGAAAGACGCCGAACTTTTAAGGATCGCTGTCGAAGGATATGATAAGGCCCTGTCAAAACCAAGTAAGAAATCAATCAATAACCTGATTGATGAAAAAGCCATAAAGGCATTACAAAAGCGCTTTATGGATCTGGGTATGTCCGAGGAGGAAGCGAAAGAAAAGGCGATCGAGTATGCAGAAGGCTTTAAGGGCAAGATGCAGATGGTGGCCGATGTAGCCGATAGCCTGAAAACGGCTTTTGGAGGCATCTCTGATGAATTGGATATGGCCTTGGATGCTGTTAGCAATATCGCTCAGGGATTTGCCGAGGGAGGACTAATCGGAGGTATCTCTGCGGCAGCCGGCCAACTAGTCAGTGTTGTCAGCAATCTGTTTACTGCGAAGAAGGAAATTGATAAATCCATGGTGGAAGGGTATGAAACCTATATGGATGCTATCAATGACCTTATCGATACCCAGGTTGCCCTCCTTGATAAATTGGGAGGCATGGCGTTTGGTCAAAATATCATTGACACAACAAAGGATATCGCCAAATCTATCGCGGCCAGCCGTACATTGTTCAATGAAGCGATGAGAGCCGGCTCCGGTATGTTTTCTCATAGCGACGGTTACAAGGCCAACAAGATGCTGAAAGGGTATGTCAATGAACTTCGCGAAGTAGGTATCTACACGACCGATTTAAGCCGGATGACTAATGAACAGCTGGCCTCGTTGAAGAAATTGCCGGAGGTTTATGCCCGTCTTCCGGAAGGACTGCGTAAGTATATTGACGCCATCGCTGAAGGTATTGATAAAACGGAAGAATTTAAAGATCAGATTCAGGATACTGTTCTTGGTCTGGATTTCACAAGCATAACAGATATGATTGTAAATTCCGTTACCGATCCATCAATAGATAATGCTCTGGAAGAGCTTGAAGTCAATATCGATAAAACGATTGCCAGTATAGCCCAGAACATGCTTCGTCGTAATATGTTACTCGGCTCATTAGAGAAGATGACCAATGACCTATATAAGTCGATGGAGAAGAAGGATAAGGATGGTAATACTTATTACAAACTGACAGCTGAATCGGCTAAGAGTTTCAAGGATAATGTATTGGGATTGGGTAAACAATTTCAGGATGCATGGAAGGAGTTGGAAGAGGCTTTTAGTTCTAGCGGCATTGATCTGATGCCTAAAGATCAGGAGACGACGGAAGATGTATCGGATAACTCCCTGAAAGGAGCCTACGCTAAAGCTAATCAGGAGAGTATTAATTTACTGGCCGGACAAACCGGCGCCCAACGTGTTGCCATCGAGAGTATCCGTGAGCAGATGCAATTTATCCGTGACCTACAGGTACAAGGCTGGAAAGATGTGACAGCCATTAAGGAATTAGTCGGCAAGCTAAAAGAAGTATCCGATAAGATATATAATGCAGTAGATGAGATAAAGGGGCATACCGGTGAACTGTCTGAATACTCTGAGAGGACGGTTAATGCCGTGGAAGGAACGTTGAACGTAAAAGTGAAAATGTGATGACAATCGACGGAAAAAACATAAATGAATGGGGTTGTACGTTGTTGGAAGGCTCTTTCGACGACCTGTTGAAATATCCGAAGCGTAAAGCTGTAACTACTCGGGACTGGGCTGAATCGAATGGCATTGTCCCGGACTTGTCGGAGGTGGAGTTCGAAGCCAGGACAATCAAGTTGTCTTTTTTTATGGAGGCTTATGGAGATGTCGAGTTCTGGCGCCGGTATAACAAGCTGACGTCTGACCTGTCTGCTACTGGCTACCGGGAAATGAACCTGATTGAAGGTATGACAAACCGGCTTCGACTGAACGCAGGGGTTAAATACGAGTTACCGGTATTTCTGAATGAGAATAGGAATTGCTCAGTTCTTGACCTAAATTTTATAGAGGATAATTTTACTAGAGTCTCAGCGTATCCTTCCGGTGGGATAAGCCTGCGCGGTCAGTTTGCGATAAACGGCTATGACTTCGGTGAGTTCGGTATCGGGTGCGACGACGGTCTGGAAGATGTATTGAAGACTCCGGCCTTGAAAGATCCTTTTACGGACGGTCGGAACATCGACCTTACAACGATCCGGACCCAACACAAGACGATCAAGTTATCGCTTTGGATGATGGCAAAAAGCGTAGGAGAGTTCCTGAACAACTATCATGCCTTTTTTACCCAGCTTTCGGGTACCGGAACACAGAGCTTATATATTAATACACTAGGTGCTACAACACAGGTCTATTACTCTGACTGTCCGTCTTATACGGTTGAGATATGGCAGGAGACGGATATCATGGTCCGGTTTACAATCTCTCTCGTGATTCCGGTAGTAACCTGGGTTGACACCGGTGGCGTGACAAGGTACAGAGTATTACAGGATAAAGAACTCGGTCTATTGGCTGATGAACAAGGTAGAATTATAGTATTTAATTGATATGGCGACAGGTGAATTTGATATAATTTATGCGAATGCATTACCGGCTGCGACGAACGTGACCGACAATGATATGATCCTTATCATTCAAGGTGGAAGACCGAAACGTGCTTTGCCTTCCACAATGAAGGGGCGACCAGGTGATCCTGGGTTAAGTGTTTACTTGGGTGTGGATGCTACATCTATCCTTTGGAAGCAGGGGCCATCCGGTACTTGGCAGAATCTTATTTCCTTAGAGAAAATCCGTGGTCCGAAGGGAGAGAAACCTTTGTTCCGGAAAGTCGAAGGTACTCTTCAGCTGAAGTATGAAAATGAACCAGACTCCGCCTACAAGAGCATTTTTGACCGAGAAGAATTGAAAATGAAGTTTTCGGATCTTACTGCGGAAGAACGCGACTTGCTAAGATTGCATTATTCTGATCTGACTGGGGCGGAGAAGGCGGAACTGATGAAACCGGCTACCGACGCGGCGAAGACCGTAACGGATAAGATGGCTCAGATCGAGCAAGATGCGAACCTGAAGATTGCTGATCTGACGACTTTTGAAACAACGGCCAAAGAACAGGAAGCTGATCGTGTTGACGCAGAGAAGAAACGAAAAGCCGAGGAAGGAATACGGAAAACCGACGAAGCGACCCGTAAATCAGACTTTGAGAAGTTAAAAACAGATGCCGGCGAAGCTACGAGTAATGCTAATACCTCTGCAGCGAATGCAGACGAAAAGGCGAAAGAGGCCGAACGGCAGACCGGTTTAGCCGGTGCAGCGGCGAAGAACGCCAACGACGCTGCCGCAGATGCTGTCAAGGCAAAAGAAAATGCAGATAATGCGACGAAATCGGCAAATGACGCTGCCGGAGCCGCAAATGGTGCAGCAGAGTTAGCAAATACTGCCGCTGGAAAGGCAAATACTGCTGCTGGTCTTGCGGAAGAAAAAGCCGGATTGGCCAACGACGCTGCCGCAGATGCTGTCAAGGCAAAAGAAAATGCAGATAATGCGACGAAATCGGCAAATGACGCTGCTGGAGCCGCAAATGGTGCAGCAGAGTTAGCAAATACTGCCGCTGGAAAGGCAAATACTGCTGCATGTTTAGCAGAAGAAAAAGCCGGATTGGCCAATACGGCTACAGAGTTAGCTAAATCAGCAGCATCCGCTGCACAGGAAATGGCAGATAAGCAACCTATCTTCGATATTTATGGAAATGTTTATTTCTGGGATCGGACGTTAAAGGATTATGTCAAGAGCGACATAAACTTAATGGGAAAACCATTTAGTATAGCAGAAACATATCCTTCGGTAGAAGCTATGAAAGCGGATGCCGATAATGAAAAAATCCCATTAGGATCTTTTGTTGCTGTTAGTATACCAATACCTGATGTCCCTGAAGGAAGTGATACAGAAGAGCCAGATACGGCTAAACTCTACATAAAGAATGAACACGATGGTGTAATCAGTTTCAATTTTATCGTAGATATGTCCGGTGCACGAGGATTTACAGGTAAGACTCCGCAAATTAGTATCGGATTGGTAACGAAGGACGAAAATCCTTCAGCCTCTTTATCTCCCAATGGAACAGATCCTAATGGGAACCCTAAGTTTCTACTGAATCTCGTATTACCGAAGGGGGATAAAGGCGATAAAGGAGATGTAGGTCCTATTGGCCCTGAAGGGAAACAAGGAGCAACCGGTCCACAAGGTCCCGTCGGTGCCGCATTTACTTACGATATGTTTACTTCGGAGCAGCTAGCCTTATTGGTTGGTCCTGTTGGACCCATTGGTCCGAAGGGCGAAAAGGGCGACAAAGGGGATAAAGGCGACAAGGGGGATCAGGGTATACAAGGTATTCAGGGGCCAATCGGTCCCAAAGGTGAGGTTGGCTTAACTGGCTCGGCAGGAGTAAAAGGCGATAAAGGAGATACTGGTGCCCAGGGTCCGCAGGGCTTACGCGGTGAAAACGGTATATCCTGCGACTGGCAGTGGTCCGGTACCAGTTTGCGTATCTACGGAGCTTCCGGGTGGAGTAGCTACGTAAACCTTAAAGGCGCAACGGGGGATAGAGGCGCAACAGGTGCGACCGGTCCTCAAGGTCCAAAAGGCGATACTGGAGCGCGCGGTGCAACAGGCCCTCAAGGTCCTCAGGGTCCTGCAGGCGCATCTGGAGCAAACTGGAATGGAGGGACCGTTGGTACTAATATAATTATCAGTCGTAGTTATCCTACTCTATACTTACGTGACAGTAATAGTGAATGGCGAATTCAGAACTCACCTTCAGAAGGAGTGAATTACTGGTATAATTCAAGCCAAAAATTCAGAGTCGCCATTACGGGAAACGTATACTGTGCTGGTGAATATTCAAAGCTGTCGGACATACGTATTAAAAGCCGTATTAAAGACTTGGACAATGTACTAGATAAAATAAAGAGGCTTAGTGTCTTTTATTATACTCGTACAGATTTAGAAACAGAAAAAAGGCATCTTGGTGTTTCCGCCCAAGAAGTA